GTGAAGTTGCCTTGGGCTTGGAAGGCGCTTTGCCGCTGATCCGCAAATGGAAGCCGCTCTGCTGGTTTCCTGAAGACGACGCGACGTGGAAGGCATCAGAGGCTTTCGTGCGCGCCGCCATGATCCGCACGAAGACGCTTTGCAGGATCGAGCCGCTATCCGCATCTGGCGCAGGCGACAAGGCCACCAAGGCGCAGCCATTCCAAGCAAAGGCAGCAATGGGCGAAGTGCATATCCCTGCCGGTTTTATGGGTGACGAAGTTCTGGACGAATATAAGCGGTTCCCTGCTGGCAAGCACGATGACCGAGTTGACGCTGCTGCGCATATCGCTCGCGCCCTCGACATGGCGCACCCCGCCATCGTGCCGACCGTTATCAAGCCGACCGAGCCGCGCGATCGGTTCCACCGCAAGGCACGCGGCGCATCATCGGGAAGTGCCTGGGGCTGACCATCGCGTCTTGCTTGCAAGCGGTAACGCAATACCCGTTTGCCGCATGACCGACGAAGAGCGCGCAGCCGAGATCGAACGACTGGAAGCCAAGCTGGCCGCGTCTGAGGGGCGCGAAGGGCTGGCGCAGCGCGTGGAAGCCATCAAGGCCCGTCTGGAGGAACTGCGTGCTGACTGACCCCCAGATCGTCACGGCGACTGACCAGCTACCGGCGCATCCTGAAGGGCTGATCAAGCCGCCGCTCTACGCGATTGATCCACCCGACATTTCGGACCTGCGCAAGAAGTTCGACCGCGCCCGCGATATGACCGGGGAAGCGCGGCGCAAGAGCCAGATCGACCGCGACTATTTCGACGGGCCTAAGCAGCTTGACGCGGAAGTGTGGACGATCCTGAAGGCCCGCAATCAGCCGCCGATCTACACCAACCAGATCAGGCCCGCGATCAACGGCATATTCGGCGTGATGCAGGGGGCGCAGACAGACCCGCGCGCCTTTCCCCGCAATCCCGATGACACGGACGCAGCGAATGTCGCCAGCAAGACGCTGCGCTACATCGCGGACGCGGCAGACTTTGACGAAGTGAAGCTGGACTGCGCGGAGAATTTTTGGATCGAAGGCACCTGCGCCGCGATCATCGAATATGACGGCGAGAATATCACCGTCGATCAAATTCGGTGGGAAGAGTTTTTCTTCGACCCCCGCTCGCGCCGCCACGACTTCAAGGATGCCAGCTATCTCGGTTTCGCCCAATGGCTGAACACCGAATATGTGCAGCGGCTTTACCCTGAGCAATATGCCGCCATGGGCAATCCGCTGGAGTCTGGCGGCATCGGCATTGAGCCGACATGGGAAGACCGGCCCGAGAACATGACCCCGTGGGTGAGCAGCAAGGACCGCCGCATTATGGTGGTGACGCTGTTCTACGCTGCCGGGGGAAAATGGTATCGCTGCGTCTATTGTGCAGCCGGCGTGTTCGAGCATGACGAGGCTGGCTATGTCGATGACAAGGGCAACGTCATCTGCCCAATCGAGGCTGTCAGCTATGGCGTGAACCGCGACAATGAGCGGTATGGTCATGTGCAGGACATGAAGCCGATCCAGGACGAGGTGAACGCATCTCGCTCGCGCTCCCTGCATCTCGCCAACAGTCGGCAAATCCAGCAGACCGACCCGAACAGCCCGCCGATCGATCAGGATATAGCGCGACAGGAAGCGGCCAAGGCTGATGGCGTGATCCCGCCTGGCTGGCAGAAGGTGCCGACCGACGACATGCTGCAAGCCAACCTCCTGCGCAATCAGGAGGCAAAAAGCGAGCTTCAGCGCATGGCTCCAACGCCTTCGGTGCTGGGCCGCGATCAGGGCGCGTCATCGGGCCGTGAGAGGCTTGTGCTGCAACAGGCGGGCATGACCGAACTGGCCCGTCCGATGGGCCGCCTCGATGCGTGGGGGCAGCGCTGCTATCGGCAAATGTGGTGGCGCGCGCAGCAGTTCTGGACCGCGCCGAAATGGATTAGGGTGACAGACGAGGTCCGTGCGCCTGAGTTCCTTCAGATCAACGAGCCGGAATTTGACGAGGCGGGACAGCCTATCCTCGCCACCGATCCGCGCACGGGAATGCCGATCATTCAGCCGGTCATGGGGCCGGATGGTCAGCCTATACTTGACCCGACGACTGGACAGCCAGCGGTGCAGCCAGTGCAGAGGGTCAAGAACCGCATCGCGCAGATGGATTTGGACATCATCATCGAGACGGTGCCTGATACCGCCAACCTCCAGAGCGAGGTGTTCGCGGACCTGATGGAGATCGTGCGCTCGAGCGGCTTGCAGGCTGTGTTTGCGCCTGAGTTCGAATTGCTGCTGGAGCTGTCCCCAATCCAGAACAAGGCGGAACTGCTGGAGCGGCTGAAAACCGCCCGTGAAGGCCAGCAGAACACGCAAATGGCGCAAGCGGCACAGATCATCCAGCAACTTCAGGCGCAGATCGCGGACCTTACTCAAGGGCAAGCTGCGGCCGATGTGGAAAAGACCCGCAGCGAAACAGCGGAGAACATGGCGCAGGTCGAAGAAATCCAGGCCCGCACGCTGCGCACCATGACCGAGCCGTTCAAGCAGCCGACCGTTCCGCAATTCCCCGGCCAATAGCTTCACGTCACCTATTGCTTGCAACGGGTAGCGGAATACCACCGCGTCAAGTGCCGCCGACTTCACGGGCGTTACGAGACGTGGAGCCTCGATCCATCTCCACCGGGAAGCCGCCGCTGCGGGCTGTTCGGATGGTCGCCACGATACGGCGAGTAGGGAGATGGTATGGAAGGGTTGGACGAGGTTTTCGACAATCTGAACGCGGACGATGGACCTGTAATTGAGCAGGCCGAAGCCCCGCAGTCAGTGGAAGCCGCGCCGGTCGAGGTGGAAACACCGGAACCAGTCATCGAACCAGCCCCGGCAATCGAAGCCCCTGTAGAACGGGAAGACAAGAGCGTTCCGCTCGCAACCTTCCTCGACATGCGGGACAAGCTGAAGGAAGCCGAACGTCGCGCCGCTGAACTGGAGGCCGCAAAGCCCCAGCAGCCGCAGAACGCCCCTGATCCCTATGACGACCCGCAAGGGTATGCTGCTTATCAGAGCCAACAGGTGCAGGCCGCAGTCCTCGCCAACAAGTTCGAGATGAGCGACGTGATTGCGCGGCAGGCGCACGGTGCCGAAGCGGTCGAGGCCGCGACGACCTGGGCCGCTGAGAGGGCAAAGAGCAATCCTGCCTTCGCTGCCGAGTATATGCGTGAAGCGCACCCTATCGATTGGATCGTCCGACAGCATAAGCGTGATGGCTTGCTGTCGCAGATAGGCGAAGACCCTGACGAGTTCGTCAAGCGCCGTGCGGCTGAGTTGGGCCTGATCGCTACCGCGCCGGCAGTCCCTGTGACCCCGGCACCGCAGCAACAGGTGCCCCAGCCCAAAGCCCCGCCGAAGTCGCTCGTAAACGCCCCGTCTCATGGCGGCGTGAGCGAAGTTCCCACCGGCAGGCTCGCAGGAATGGACACCGTTTTTCCGCGCTAAGGAGGCGTAAGGAAGAATGGCAGAAGTAGTCCTGGCAAGTGCCAGCCAGCGTCAAGTCTGGTCCAACACGTTCTGGAAAGAATATATCCGCGAGAGCGGATTCTCCAACTACATGTCGCGCGAGAGCAATGCGATTTTCCGCATCCTCGGTGATCTGGACGGCAAGGGTGGCGGCATCGTCAATATCCCTCTGCTGGGCCGGCTCAAGGGCCGTGGCGTCGAAGGCTCTGAAGTCCTTGAAGGCAACGAAGAGGATCTGGAGAACTTCAACGACCAGGTGCGCATCAACTGGATTCGCAACGGCGTCGTTGTCCCCAAGTCCACCAGCTATCTCACCGAACTGGACCTGCTGGGTGCTGCTAAGGCGGCATTGAAGGACTGGCGCGCCGAGAAGTTGCGGGACCGGATCATCGCCGCCCTTCAGTCGATCATCATCCCCGGAACGACCGATGAGAACGGCCTTCCCGGAACGGATAGCTCTGTGTCCTATGCCAATGCCACGGCGGCACAGCGCAACACCTATCTGGTCAACAACACCGATCGCATTCAGTTCGGTAAGCTGCGTTCCAACTCGTCTTCGGGCGTGTGGGCGACGGCTGCGGCGACCATCGACAACACCGATGACAAGCTGACCACCAGCCTGATCAGCACGGCCAAGCGCCTTGCGAAGAATGCCGACCCGCATATCCGCCCGTTCCGCATTGAGGACGGCCGCGAATATTATGTGCTGTTCGCCAATAGCCTCGCCTTTCGTGACCTTCAGGGTGACACGGCGATGCAGCAGGCCAACCGCGATGCGCGGGAACGCGGGATCGACAACCCGATCTTCCAGGGCGGCGATCTGATCTGGGACGGCGTGATCATCCGCGAGATTCCCGAATTGGGCGTCATCTCGGGTGCGGGTGCTGGCGGCATCGACATCACCCGCAACTTCCTGTGCGGCCAGGGCTCCGTTGCCCTCGCATGGGGCCAGGGACCGACGCCGCAATCCGATCTGGACCGTGACTATCGCTTCCGCCCCGGCGTGGCGATGGAAGAACTGACGGGCCAGAAGAAGGTCTCGTGGGGTGGCAAGAACTATGGCGTGGTCGAGATCGTGACCGCCGCCGTTGCCGACGCTTGAGGAGAATAGACAATGGCAACCTATACCTCGCTTCAGCTGACCCCGCCCAAATATCCGGTTTCGGGGCCGGGTATCGGCGGGCGCACGCTGCACGCCATTCAGGGTGATGTGACCTTCACCAGCGCACCTGCCCTGAACGACACCTTTCCGCTGTTCGACCTGCATCCCAATTTCCGGGTGATGGGCGGTTATATCGAGGCGTCCGACATGGACACCAACGGTACGCCGACGATCACTCTTGACGTGGGCGATGCGGCCGACCCGGATCGCTACTTCGCGGCCTCTACGGCGGCGCAGGCAGGTGTCCCGGCAACCGCCTTGGCGGCAACCGGCCTTGGTTATCTCAACACCGCCAAGACCCGCGTTTACGGCACGGTGAAGGCTGCTCCTGCAACTGGCGCGACCGGGACCGTCTCGGTGGTTCTCTACGGCACCATCCAGGAACCGGCATAAGGAGGCCGACATGGCAGATGTGACATGGCTCGGGGACGCTGATCCCACGGTGGATCAGATCACCATGTACGGTCATACCTTCGTCAAGGGGAAGCCTACCAGCATCCCCAATGACGACCCGTATCTGGGTAAACTGAAGGGCGCGACCAACGCCTTTTCGACCGGCAAGGCAAAGCCCGATCTGGTCGATGAGGAGGACACGTCGGAGGTCGCTGAACTAAAGGCAGAGCTTGACCGTCGCAACGTCAAGTATCGTGCCAATGCGTCCGAAGAGAGCCTGTGGAAGGCTCTGGCTGAAGACGACAAGGCCAAGGCCGCCGTCAAGGCGAACGGCTGATGGCTGCGGCTTCCTGCAACGATGTGGTTAAGGGGGCGCTCAGGAAATTGGGCGTCCTCGCATCCGGTAGGGAGCCACGCCCGGTAGACCGGGACGACACGTTCGAGGCTCTGAAGGGCCTCTATCGTCAACTCATCACGTCAGGGGCGTTCGGGCGTCTGACTGATGTGGTCCCGGTCGTTGACTATACGGCGTGCGGCAATGTGCGGGTGTTTCGCAACACCGACGACGCCATTGCGATCACGCTGCCCGAGACGGTGAACCGGCAGGACTATTGGTGCGATCACCGCATCTATGGTTCCTGCTGGCGCCCCGATACCACGCTGCGCCGCGATGTGACGACGCCCCGTGATTGCACGGTGGTGACGATCACGGACGCGTTGGTCGGGGAAACCTATGATTTCATCTATGACGGGCACACCAAGACCTGGCAGGGGCTTTATGACCTGTCGCTGGAGAATGCTGCCCCGCTTGCTTTCCGTGATCCGCAGGGATTGATGGCGCTTCTTGCTGCCCAGATTGGCGACGACTTTGGAGCGCAGATCGGGCCGACGACTTTGCGTCTTGCCCAGAATTTCCAGTCCGCGCTTGTGACGCGCTTTTCCATGCCGCGTGAGACGGTAGCAGGGGTGTATTTCTAGTGCCGAAAATTCCCCTCGGCATCGGGGCATATAAGCGCGACAACGCTTTCCAACCCCCTGTCGAACTCTACAATCTTGTCCTGGAGAAGGACGACAGCGGCGCTTCCCCCGATGGCTTCATGCGCGTGCAGCGTCCTGGCTTGGCCCCCTACACGACCATCGCAACCCCTGTCGGCGGCGTGTTCCAGCAGCAGGGGCTTTTGAATGACGACGCTCTGGCTGTGGGCGGGAACAGCCTCTACCGCATTTCAGGTGGTTCACCGCGGCTGATCGGGCCTATCTCCGGTTCTGGTATCGCGTCCTTCGCCCCATCGATCAGCCGCGTTGGCCTCGTCCGCAAGCCCAGCGCCTATATCTATGACGGCACACTGGCCGACCTCCCCATCCCGACAGGCTTGGACGCGATCGATATAGACCAGCTCAACGGCTATCTGATCCTGCTGGCCCCCACAGGCCGCTTCTATTGGCTCGTCCCTGGCGAAACCGCGATTGATCCGCTGGACTTCGCCAATGCGGAAAGCAGCCCTGACGGCGGCGTTGCGGTGCGCAGGCTGGTGGATGAACTGTTCTTCTTCAACAGCACCACGACTGAAGTCTGGCAATCGACCGGCGATCAGGACGCGCCTTTCGCCCGTGCGCCTGGCCGGGTCTATGATAAGGGGTGCCTGAACAAAGACACGGTGCAGCGCTTCGACAATGCGCTTGTGTGGGTGGGCAATGACCTCAAGGTTTACCGCACCAGCCAACAGGCGATGGACATTGGAAACCCGTTCATCAGCGAACGGCTGCGGCTGCGCACGGACGAGCCATCAGCGCTCACGCTCAAGTTTGATGACCACGAAGTCTATGTGCTGCGGATACCGGGGCAAGGATCATGGGCCTATGATGCCTCGACGCAGGAATGGAGTGAATGGGGCACGGAAGGGGAGGCTGAATGGTCGCCTCATGTCGCTACTTTCGACATTTCGCTGTTGGGTGACAGCGCTACAGGAAAGTTATGGTTCGCTGATCCTGGTGCGCCCGATGATGATGGCGTGCCCATGGTTCGCAGGGTGACAGGCACTTGCGCCATTCCGTCCCGCCCGGTCCCCTCGTCCAATTTCTCGGTTGGGATCGGCTCGAATGGTGACACCACCGCCAAGATCAGGTGGAAGGACGGCCGCGATGATTGGCCCGCCTATTATGAGGAAGTCGAAGCCCGCGCACCCTATGATGTGGTGAATATTCACCGCACCGGCATGATGCGCGAGCCGTTCCGCACTTGGGAAGTCATGTTCGATGGCCCCGAACGGGTGCGGATTTCAGGAGCGATGTTCGGAGAGGCTTGGGGCTGATGGCCGCCCCGCCCCGCGCGCAGAGGTTTCGGCAGGACCGGCAGATCGTGGACCCGAAAACGGGTTTCCCGACGCCCGAATTTCTGCGAAACATCAACAGCAGCTTTGAACTGCTGAACTATCTCGCGAGCATTCAGGCGGCGGCGGAGGCAGCGCAGGACTCGGCGGACGCGGCACAGGCGACGGCAGACGCAGCGGTGCCGCAGACAACCCAGATTATTGCGGGCGTTGGCCTCGGTGGCGGTGGTGATTTGACCACTGACCGCACGATCGACCTTGAGGACACGGCTGTAACTCCCGGCCCCTATGGCTCAGCTAATTCGGTGCCCACCTTCACGGTTGACCAGCAGGGGCGGCTTATTGACGCGGAAGAAGTTCCAATCTCGGTCAATGCTGGCGCGGTAGCTGGTGTGGCACTGACCAAAACAGATGATACCAACGTCACGCTAACACTGGGCGGATCGCCTGCCAGCGCGCTTGTAGCGGCAGCATCGCTCACCTTGGGATGGACAGGAACACTTGCCATTTCTCGGGGTGGAACCGGCGCTTCTTCCGCATCCTCGGCGCTGTCGAACCTCGGAGCAGTCGCAACGACCCGCTCCATCTCAACAGGCACCGGCCTTGTCGGCGGGGGCAATCTCAGCGCTGACAGGACACTATCGCTCGCCACCAGCGGTGTAACGGCGGGGTCCTATGGCTCTGCCCTCAAGGTGCCGACGATCACGGTTGACGCCTATGGTCGCGTTACCATCGCATCTGAAAACACGATACCCGCCCTGGCATCCGGCACCTACACACCCACCCTGACGGGGGTTGCCAATATTGACGCCGTCACCGCTTACGCCTGCAAATATCTGCGTGTTGGCAACATCGTTCACGTTGCGGGCAAGATGGACGTTGATGCAACCGCCGTAGCTTTGACGCAGATCGGTATATCCCTGCCGATCGCCTCAAACCTTGCCACGGACGGCGATGCGCGCGGCGGGGCCTCCTCGCTCGTCCCTGAAACGATGGTCATTCGCGGGGATGCTGTGAACGATCGTGCCGAGATGATTTATACCGCCGTAAGCACCGCGAACCATGGCGTTTCCTTCTGGTTCACCTACGAGATCATCTAGCCAGCGGGTATTGCTTGCAAGGGGTGCGCGGGTAGCGAAATACCCGTGCGCTTCAAGGACCCGGCCATAGTCAACGACCTAGCCAACATCCCCGAAGTGTCGCGGAGCATTTCTCTGGACGGGGAGGTAGCGGAATTTGACTTCTCGGACGCCATTGCGAACCCGGCCAATGTGTTTCTCAGCGAAGGCGGCGGCGTTGCCATGTGCATCTGGTCCGCGCCTCGCGTCTACGAGGCACACATTATTTTCCACCCTGAGAGCCGTGGGCGAGCGGCCATCAACGCCTGTATCGCCATGCGGGACCATATGATGGCCAACCATGCGGATATGCTCTGGGGCCAGCCCAAATTAACGAACCGGGCAGCGATTTGGCTGATCCGGCAGGCGGGCTTTGTATGCGCCGGTCACGGTGAAAATCCCATTGTCGGCCCGGTCCAATATCTCACCTATGGGAGCGCGCAATGCCGCCAGTAGTTATCGCGGGCGCGGTGGCGGGGGCCGGGGCAATAGGCTCGGCCGCTATTTCCTCCAGCGCAGCCAAGAAGGCGGCGAAGGGTCAGCAGCAGTCAGCCGCAGCCCAGATCGCGGCGCAGAAGGAAAACCGCGACTACCAGTATAATCTGAACGCCCCAACGATTGCGCAAGGGTCGCGCGCGTCGGAACTTTATGCAGGGTTCCTCGGTGCAGGGGGTGGAGAACCCACCACCGATTGGGAAGCCTATGTGCGCGGCAATCCCGATGCGATGGCGGACTGGCAGAAATATCACACCGATATGAACCTGTCCGACTATGGGCAGTATCATTACAAGGCGGACGGGTCGAAGCGCGACCTGACCACGTTTCAGACTTCGCCGCAGTCGGCAGGCCAGGCATCGGCTGAAGCCCTCGCCACGTTCCGGGGATCGACCGGCTATCAGGACTTGCTCAAGCAGGGCTTGGGTGCGGTCAATTCCAACGCCTATGCGCGCGGCATGGGCGACAGTGGCGCTACCCTCAAGGCGCTTCAGGCGCGCGGCACGGCCATTGCCGACAGCTCAGCCAATCAGTGGCTCGGTGGCCTGACCAACCTCATGAACGCAGGCGGTCAGGCACGCGGCTTGGTGGCGGGCATTGGCACGAACGCGGTCAATGCGAACAACCAGGCGTTGCAGAGCGCGGCGGATGCGTCGGGCAACGCTCGCATGGCGGCGGCGGGGCAGACGACTAGCGCGATTGGAAGCCTGCTGAACGCGGGCGCTTACGCCTACGGGTCGTCCTATGGCGGGATGAACTCTGGCGCGGGGATGACGGGCGCGACAGGTGGGTATGGTGGCCCAATCGTAATGGGCGGCGCTTACAATCGATTCATGGGGACATAGAATGGCCCTCGATTTCTCCCTTCTCGGCAACCCGACCAGCCCACTTCAGGTGCTGCAATCGCTCGCCCTTGGTCAGCAGCGCGTCCAGCAGGAGCAGGATCGCGCCATGCAGATGCAGCGGCAGGGTATCGAAGATCAGTATCGCGAGCGGGAATTTGGGCTGAAGGAACGGCAGCTTGGCCTTTCCGAGCGCAAAGCCGGGATGGACGCGCGCAAGGCCGAATACGAACCATTCGCGCAGGCCGTCATGGATATTGAGCGCAGGCCGGAAGCCGAGCGCCCTGCCCTATGGGATCAGTATGTCGATTATTTCGTGCAGCAGGGGCATGGAGAAGCGGCGCAACTGAAGGGGCGCTATTCCTCGCAAGCGGCGCGCGGCATCCTCGCTGAAACCGGCTATCTTGATGACTTCCTGAAGCAGTCCGAACCCAGTTACCAGGTGATCCCGCAGGGCGGGAAGTTGCAGGGCTTTCAGTTCGGTCAGCCAATGACGGGCGGCGCGCCCGCTGCCTCTGGTCCGCAACCCGGCGCAGTAGAAGATGGCTACCGCTTCAAGGGTGGTAATCCTGCCGATCCGAGCGCTTGGGAGCCGGTTCAAGGAGGTCCGTCGCAACCCGCGACGGGTGGCTTTCGCTGATCCGATGAAAGCGCCGGGAACCCTGACCAGCGGGCGCAGGACGGTGGAAGGCAACCGGCTTGTCGGTGGCGTCCGCAATAGCTCGCATCTGCGCGGCGATGGCGTTGATTATGCGGGAACGTCCGTGGACGCCCTCAAGCGCTATTTCGGCCCGAACGCTCGCTATCTGGATGAGGGGGATCATGTGCACGTGACTTTGCCTGGCTATGGCCGCGTGCCCTTTTATGGCCGCAACGGCACCAAGGGGGCGCGCTAATGCCGGGACCATGGGAGCGATACAGCGGGTCTGCCCCCGCGCCTTCTGGACCTCCAGCGGTCATCTATGGAGAGCCGAAACCTGGGGCAGATGTTGACCTTGCTCGCGATCAGGTTGGTTTGCAGCGCGACCGCCAGCAGATCGGTATGGATCAAGAGCGCCTGCGGATGGAGCAGGAGCGGCTTCGTATCGCTCGCGAAGAAGCTGATCGCAAGCGCGCCGCGTCGGCTGCGACCGGCGGGGTGGACACCACCGAAGCAGAAAAGACAGCCGCGTTCCTCGCCACCCGCGTTGCGTCTGGCCTTAGCACTCTAGGCACATTGGGACGCTCTGGCGACCCTACCATCGGGTCGCAGCTTGCCAACGCGGTTCCCTTCGGCCTGGGCAACTATGCTACGGATGAAGCCCGTCAGCGGACGCGTGACGCACAGCTTGATATTCTCGATGCTGCCCTGACGCTTGGAACCGGCGCAGCATATACCCGCGAGCAGTTGGAAGGTTACCGGCAGTCTTATTTCCCGCAGATCGGTGACGGCGAAAACAACATCAAGGATAAGAATGAGCGCCTGAAGGTGCTTCTTGCCGCCGCTCGCGTGAAGGCGGGTGCGGCAGCGCCCCAGATTGACGCCGCGCTTGCCGCCGCTGGCCTGGAGGGCGGCAAGAACACGCCTGCTAGTGAAGCTGGAGCGGTCATTGACCCGACAGGTGCCCGCGAAACCATCACTCCAGAAGACCGGGAATATAACGCTCTAGCGCAAGAGCTTTATAATCGCGGTGGAAACCGGGCTGACTTCACCGCCCTGGCCCAACGCTACGGGCGGCAGGATTTTGGCGAAGACCTGGACAGCGCCTTAGCGACACGTGATCGCGGTGGGCGGGCCAGTTTCGTCGCAGAGCCAAGCGGCAGGACCGGCCCAACCGTCATGGGCGCTCTTGCCGCCTCACCTGTCGGCTCGTATTTTGCGAGCGCTGGTGATACGGTGTCCATGGGCACGCTCGATGAAGCAGCGGGCCTGCTGGGGGGCAACACCGGGGACGCGCGCCTTTCCCAGCAGTTGATGCAAAGGGAAAATCCGAATGCCAGTCTCGCAGGATCAATCACGGGTGGTTTTGCCCTTCCCACGTTCGGCGCGAGTGGCGCAGCGGGCCTTGCTCGCCTCGGAGCAGCCTATGGCGGTCTCTACGGAGCAGGATCAGCCGATGACGGCATCGCAAACCGACTTCTTGGGGCCGCTAAGGGCGCTAGCGTCGGCGCTGCTGTTGGATACGCAGGCGGTGCTTTGGGCGATCGTCTCGCGCGCGGTGGTGGTGGTAACCCTCCTGCTGGTGGGCCTTCTGATCTTTTAGCCGCCGCGAACCGGCAGGGCATTGATCCGCTTCCTGCTGACGTTGGCGGGCCGCTCACCCGGCGCTTGACCGGCGCGACGGCGCAAAGCCCATATGGCGGTGGCTCCATTATCCGGGGCGGCCAGAGGGTTGTTGACCAGGCGGAAGCGGCGCGAAATCGCATCGCAAATTCGGTAGGCACACCTGTTGATCCTGTTGCAGCAGGGGAGGCGGCGACCAGCGGGGCACTGTCATATCGCTCCACCAGCGGCGCGGCGGGCACTCGCCTCTATGATCGCGCAGCCGCCATGGCTGGCGATGCTCGGATTGATCCTGCGCAGGCCCGGCAGGTTCTCGACCAGAATATTGCCGATCTTGCGCAAAGCCCGCTCGGCGCGCCAGAAACGCTCGTCAATCTGCGCTCCAAGTTGGACGGCAACTTCACGGTCGCTGGTTTGCGAAATCTTCGCACCCAACTGCGGGACGAGTTCGCGGCAAAGGGTCTGCGCGGGTCCGACGCGGAACGGCGCGGGATGCAGGCTGTAGACGCGCTCACCGACGACATTGCTACCGGCCTGGAGGCGCAGGGGAAGCGCGAGGCGGCAGAAGCCTACCGTTCTGCTGACCAGTTCTGGCGTGAACGTCTGGAAACGATCGATAGTAGCCTGAAGCCCATCATCGGCGACGGCTCGCTTTCCGGCGAAAAGGTTATGAACAACATCATGTCCGCCACGCGCTCGGATAGTGGCCGGTTGAGCCGCTTCATGGAAAGCCTCCCGCCTGAAGAACAGGCAACCGTGCGGGCGACGGTCATCAACAATCTAGGCAAGGCGAACCCCGGCGCACAGAACGCCGAAGGGCAGGCTTTCAGTCTTAACACCTTCCTGACCCATTGGAACCAGATGACACCGCGCGCCAAGGGTGTGCTGTTCAAGGGCGAGGCTCGCGCCGCGCTCGATGACCTGGCCAAGGTGGCGGAAGGATCGCGCGAAGCAGGGCGCTATGCGAACCACTCGAATACGGGCGGCTCGCTCATGAGCCTTGTCAACATATCGACCGGCGCAGCGCAGTTTCTCACTGGCAAATTGCTGTCTTCGCGGCGCTTCGCTCGGGCGCTCGCAAGCCCTGCGGGAAATCCAACCCAGATCGCCAATAAGCTGACCAATATCGCGTCCCGCGAGCCCGCTCTGGCCCCCGACATCAACGGGCTGGTTCAAGCCCTCCAGCAGTCACCAGGCCGCATGGCGGCCTCCACTGGCGAGGAAAACCAGTGATGGAGCGAACCACCACAGCACCGCAGCCCAAAACGCAAACTTCAGGGATTTCCGCATAATGGCCTCTATTATCATCAATCTCCCGGAAAGCCCATTCAATGTGCTGGAGAGTGCGGACAATCTTGCGGCCCTGCGCGCCCTGCCCTCTGCTGATCTGGCTAACGGAACGGACGTGATCGTGGACGGCAGCGTCACCTCTGGCGACGGCGCTGGGGGGCTCTATACATGGAACGAGCTTTCGACCGCCGATGATGACGGTATCAGCGTCATCAAGCCCGATGATGTGGCTCCCCTTGCTGCTGGTCGATGGATATTGACCAACGCGTCTCAGGGTGGGTTGCTTGCAGAACTGGCGGGGCCGGAAGGCGCTGATCTGGTGGGCTTCCGGCAAACGGGCACCGGAGCGGTGGACCGAACCTTGCTCGACAAGGAGCGCGAGCGCATTGCCTATGGCGATCATGGAACGCTGGATCAAACCATCGTAGCGGCAGGAAGTCAGCGCGACGTTGATCTGGCGGGACAGTCGGTCACATTGGCGGGCGAGCCCGTGAACCAGTATGGCGCACGGCTCCGCAACGGCAAGGTGCTGGTTCCTTCGGGCATCGGGTCATACTTGACCCAGCGCAACACCTATGCCGACGATGCGAACGGGATCATGATCGGCCGCGAAAATCTAGCGGCATGGTGGAAGTCGGTATCTGCTGGCACGTTCCAGAGCATCTTCATCTACGGCGATAGCACCGTTGAGATGGATGCGGGGTATCCGCTCAAATCGCATCAGTTGTACAAGCAAGCGCTCTATGCAGCCGGGGTCAACAACTGCCTGACTGTCAATCGCGGCGTGTCTGGCACATCATGGTCCGATTTAAACATTCTGCCAGACCTTGGGCCAACCACGAAAAAGGTAGTCATAAAAGACGGCATCAACGACGCGGTAAAGACTGATCCGCTCGATACGCTGATGGCGGCCGCGCGCTCCAAACTTGCCGCAATCCGTGCAGCCACCAATGGCGATTTCGCTAACCTCTCCATCCTGCTGATGGGGCCAAACAGCACCTACCGCCCGTCCACCGGGCAGGACGCGAAATGGTATGAAGACCTGCGCAACGGCTACCTGCAACTCTGCAAGGAGTTCGACTGCGCCTATTTCGACACCTACGCCTATCTCCAGCAGACGCGCCACGCACCAGGCCTGTGGCTGGACAATATCGGTGGCTCTGGGGAGGGGTTGCACCCCGACGCGGTGGCTGCTTACTGGATATGGTTTGAGGGCATTAAAACGCATGTCTTGGGCGACGGGCAGTGGAACACGATCAAGGCGAACCAACATTGGAATATCGCGCACGCGACGACGCAGCAATATCCCACCAGTGAGCCGCAGACGTATCCATTTGGGGACTCGAATTGGGGTGTTCTTGCTTCGGACGGGTGGCCCGCCAACGGGGCGCTGAAGGTCTACCGGCAGGCGGACGGGACCACCACGCAAGAACTGCTGACCCTCGATGTGGTGCCGCGTCGGATGGTGCGCACTGGCGCTGGCTTGGTCTGGACGCAATGGACTGGCATTCAGACGGCGATAGGCACCTTCCTCAATAGCTGGGTCAACGAGGCGGGCGGATTCCACCCGGCAGCATATATGCCGACGACTGAGGGTTTCGTGAAACTGTTCGGCGTCATCCAGAGCGGCGTGAGTGGATCTGCGGCATTCAACCTCCCCGCCGCAGTGCGTCCTGCCTATGCCCATCGCTTCGACGTGGAGGGCGGAAACATCGTCATCTTTGCTGACGGCAATGTCATCCCGACTGTCACCTCCAATGCCCAAGTCACGCTCGACGGCATTGAGTTCCCGGCGCTGTGACCTGTTTAGCAACAACAATGGCGAAAACGCCAAGGGTCAGGGCAACCCGGAAATGATGAACATGGAAACAGCGGGGTCGCGCGTGGATGGAATAGATTGGTTGGGCGCGAGCGGGGGGCAACTCGCCATCGCGTTCGGCGCGGGTTGCGCGGCGTGCTGGGGGTTCATCCAGACGGTGCTGGTTGGGCCGCTCAAGAAGCAGATCAAGGAACTCAAGGACGAATGCGAGAAGCGAGACGAGCGATCGGCACAGCGCATCAACCAGCTTGAGATGCTGCTGCTCCTGCACGGATCCGGGGAACTTCGGCAGCAGTTGCAGGCGGCTCTTTCGGAAGAGAGGGTGTCGGGGGACAGGAAATGAATGTCGACGCATCCGGCGAACGGCTGATCAAATCATACGAGGGCTGCAAGCTCGCGGCTTATCCAGATCCGGCGACTGGTGGCGATCCGTGGACGATCGGTTACGGCGCAACCGGGCCGGGGATCAAGAAAGGCGTTATCTGGACGCAGGCGGAGGCCGACGCTCGCTTCACCCAAGACATCGCCAAGTTCGCCGCCAAGGTATCGACGTTGATCGGCGCCACGCCGACGACGCAGAATCAGTTCAATGCCATGGTTTCGCTGGCCTATAATATCGGGACCGGCAATTTCGGCAACAGCACGCTCCTGCGCTTGCACAAGGCCAAAGACTATGCGGGGGCGGCGGATCAGTTCGGGAAATGGAATAAGGCTGCTGGCCGCGTTATGACGGGATTGACCCGCCGCCGCGCCGCTGAGGCGAAGATGTACCGGGGGCAGGCATGACCACCAAAGACCTCCCCCGCATCATCATCACCGCCGTGATCATGACCTATTTCGGATATGCGCTGTTCAGCCACTGGTCCGAAGGGCTGGAGGAAACGCTCAAAAACGTAGTCATGCTGGCTGTAGGTTTCTGGCTGGGCTCATCCAAGGGCAGTTCCGACAAGGCGGCCACGATAGAAAGGATGGGCCAATGATCTTCTGGCTTCCATGGCTCATCTTCTACGGCTGCACATGGGAGGAAGAATGAACCTCGTTCCGTTCTCGCTATCGCTGCTCAAAGGGCACTGGAGGCTGATCGTCGGCGCTTTACTACTCGCGGCCCTTGGCATCCAGACATTGCGCGTGGCGGGGCTAGAATCGTCCCTGAACGCAGAACGAGCCGGTAGGAAAGCCGACCACCTATCTTACGAAAATGCGCAAGCCCAAGCCGCTGTTGACGCCTACGCCGCGAAGATAAAGAAGGAAACCGAAGATGCGAAGAAAGCCGATGCCGCTGATAGCCGCGCTGATGACCTTGCTGCCCGTTATCGCGCTCTCAGCCTGCAATACGCCAGCGCTCAACGTGCGGCCGGCAAGCCCGATCTGTCCGGCCCCGCCAAGGCCTCCCAAGGCCCTGACAGCACCAGTGGAGCGCCCGTCATTCCTATCGGAAGCATCCTGATTCCGGAAGCTGATGCGGTGATCTGCGCGACCAATCAGGGCAGGCTAGAAGTTTCCCACGAATGGGCGCTTGGTATAGGTGAGTGACGCGGCTTCCCGTTCCGGCTAGACGGGGAATTAAGCGAGCGCCCTTGGCACCGCGTCTCACCCCTTATACCCCTATCCACCGCTTGGGGTGAATCCCCTACTTCGCGTCCTTAAGACGCATAAATACGTTGCGCCTATAGACCTTCTCAGGAAAAGGCTCTCCCGGCTGATCAATCGAGTATTGCGTCATGAGGACCAGATAGTCTTCGCCGCCTATGTTGATTATAGCCCCATCCGGTGGTGGCGGCGCGGATGTTTCCAGCGTCAGCAAGTATGAGGCTCGGACGCCTACCTCACGGGTCGCATAAAATTCCAAGATGGCCCGGTCAGTCATGCTTCACCTCATGTTCCCCGAATGCGATGGCCTTATGGGCCTCATAGGCCGCGATGCAGTTGAAGCCAAACTCCTGGACGACGCCGGGATATATCCGATTCGCCTTCGCCATCAGGTCATAGGCTTTGCATTTGCGCCTTGCCTGCCGATAATCCAGCCACGCCCTCTTCAGTAGGCGCAGCGCCCGCACAGCCTCACTCACCCGCACCGCCATCGGCTTTCAATATCCATTTGGTCCAGACGTCCGATATGGGAATCCTGATTTTTCTTTCAGTCCGCGCCCGGCTGACACGCCGCCCTTGCACTTTACCCGAATGCGATATTTGGGCCTGAACGCTGACATGTCATTGACCTCTGTCCGATCGAGTAAATATATAGGCCCTCCGTAAATGCGCCTATCTGACACATACCATAAACCTTCCTTGTCGATAGCATCTGCGCCGCGCACACCTGTATCCGTCATCCTGCACATGCTACTTAACCTCTCCATCATCCGGGGTAAGGGCGCCCCAATTGGCGATGCGATAGATGCGCCATTTCTCCAGCAGCGCCGCAAGCATCTCCTCGATGCCTTTTATGGAGTGATTGGGGAAGCACCCGCGCGGCGAGGTGCCATAATCGCAAAGCCCGGAAGTGCAGAGCATTTCGCGAAACATCTCATGAGCTAACCCCTCGCCTTCGCCCCATCGCTTGTTGATGATATTGTCCAGCACCAGGATAGCCATGTCGTCAAACTCGCTGGAATAGCTTCCATAGACGGACGGGAATATCTCCCACGGATCAAACTCATCGACGCTGGCCATCCCGTCCTCACGATCACTGATCGGTTTGGCGAGTTGCGCCTTTAGTTCATCTATTGCCTTACCCATCATCCCCCTCCCCTTCCATGAGGCGGCCGCGGAGAGCGGCGCAGCAGAGAGCCAGGGCTGGCGTTGCGGCGCTGTCGCATCCGGCATAAAACTCGTCTGGGTCTTCGGCCATCATGTGTCCATCATTTCCGGCAACCCCCGCATATGATAAGCCGTCATCGGTCCTGCCCACTTGAACGCTCGCCCACCCTTTCGGCACCAGCTTCATCGCCGCGTCGAGTGAGGCGGTAAACGATGGCGGCGCTATAAACCAAGGGTGCCTCATTCCGGCCTTGACCGCCTCCACGATTGCAAGATCCGTTTCCCGGCAAGGCCCCTCCAGCTTCTCCACGCGATCAGCCAGGTCGTTCAGGTCTATCTCAGCCATGGCTCTTATCCTTCGGTATGGGGGTGAGGCGGGCGATCTCGGCAAGCACCGTGGGATGTCTTTCGAACCACTCCCCATGAAGGCGGAAAGGGGCGAGGAGATCATGATAAAGCTTCTCCCGACTTGCGCCCTTGCGCACCGCCAGGATACGGAGCGGTATCGGGCTGCACGCCTGTATATCCTTAAATCGAATGGCGAGCCTCGTTGACCGCCCGATCTTTATCGCGCCTACATCCCCGCCAATGAAGTAAGTTTCTCCCGGGTCATTTTCATTATCCACCACCTCCAACGCCGCGGCGGCTAAGTCGGTCTCAGTGATAGGCCCCCCATTTGGGTCATATGGCATGATAATATCGAGCGCGCGCGTGCTGTCGAATACCGCAAACAAGTGTCCTCGCTCGTCGTACAGAGCCATCAAGTCATTCCCGTGCTTTATGCCCGTAAAGACGGCTTGCGGCGAAGGTTGGACGACGCGAGGAATGTTGATTAAAGATATATTAGCCATGCGATGCTCCAATCATCGTGTGCGGGCCTCGTCCGGCTGCTACCGGGCGGGGCCAACTAAGACAGGGGTCGGAGGTTAACCTTGAACCTAAACCCGCGAATCTAACGAGAACACGGCCCATCCAGTGAGCCGCTTTCGCTAGACAAATTGATGGAGAATCAACGGATGCGGCTAGGGTAACCGCCTTCGGGAGGCAGGGGCCGGAGGTTCGAATCCTCTCTCCCCGACCAAT